ATCCTTGCTGGAAAGGATATACTCAAGTTGGAATGAAAAAGAAAGGTGGAAAAGAAGTTCCAAACTGTGTTCCATCAAAAGGAGTTCCTAAGGCAAAAGGATATAAAAAAGAAGATGTAACAATTGAAGATGCAAATGGCAACTTATATGCAGAAGTTGTTGATTTAATTAAACCAGAACCAATGAAATCCCCAAAGAGTGCTTTTATGGCAACTCAAGATATTGGGGAAGCAGTAAGATTACAATCAAAAACTGGACAAATTCTAGATATTCTTCTTACATGGAGAGGGAAAAATTATTCCATTAAAATGTTTTTCCCACAAGTTAAAATGCCATCAAGAAAAGAAATAGAATTTGAAATTCAAAAGGTATATCCAAATTCTAAAGTTCTCAGATCAGTCGTTACCGATGTTAGAGGAAATGACCCAATTCTCCAAGTTCAAAATTCACATTCAAAAAATTATCTTTTAAATAATAAGACGATTGGTGAAGGTGCTGCCTGGACTAAAAAATCGGGAAAGCACCAAGCGGCGGTCTAAACGAAAAGGGCCGCCGCTCTTACGAAAAAGAAAATCCTGGTAGTGATTTAAAAGCACCTTCAAAAAAGGTTGGAAATCCCCGCAGGAAGAGCTTTTGTGCCAGAATGAGAGGGATGAAAAATAAACTAACTTCTGATAAAACTGCAAACGATCCAGATAGTAGGATCAACAAATCACTTAGAGCTTGGAATTGCTAATAACTTATGGCTGATCATTATCTTGGTAATCCGCTTTTAAAAAAAGCAAATACTGCTATTGAATTTACACAAGAACAAATTGAAGAATTTGCAAGGTGTCAAGAAGATCCAATTTATTTTGCAAAAAATTATATTCAAATTGTTACTTTGGATTATGGTTTGCAACCATTTAAACCATACAAATTCCAAGAAACAATGATTGATCGATTTCATAATAATCGATTTAATGTATGCAAACTTCCACGACAGTCTGGAAAATCCACAATTGTGGTATCTTACCTTCTTCACTATGCTATCTTTAATGACAACGTAAACATCGCAATTCTAGCTAACAAGGCATCTACTGCCAAAGACCTTTTAGACCGCCTTCAGACGGCATATGAGAACCTCCCAAAGTGGTTACAGCAAGGGGTCATGACTTGGAATAAACAATCATTAGAATTGGAAAATGGTTCCAAAATTATTGCTGCTTCAACTTCTGCATCTGCTGTTCGTGGTGGATCATATAACATCATATTTTTGGACGAATTTGCGTTCGTTGCAAACCATCTTGCTGATCAATTTTTTAGTTCAGTATATCCCACTATTTCATCTGGTAAAAATACTAAAGTAATTATTGTTTCAACTCCTCACGGAATGAATCATTTTTACAAAATTTGGCACGATGCTGAACGAGGAAAAAATGAATACATTCCAACTGAAGTTCATTGGAGTGAAGTTCCTGGTAGAGATGATAATTGGAAAAAATCAACTATAGCAAACACTAGTGAGCAACAATTTCGTGTTGAGTTTGAATGCGAATTTCTTGGATCAGTTGATACTTTAATATCTCCAAATACTCTGCGCAATTTGGTTTACGATCCACCCAGACATAAAAATGATAATGGATTGGATATTTACTTAGAACCAAAAAAAGATCACAATTATGTTATTACCGTTGACGTTGCTCGTGGTGTTGGAATTGATTATTCAGCTTTTACTGTTATTGATATTACACAGTTTCCACATTTACTCTGTGCAAAATATAGAAATAATAACATAAAACCAATGATCTTTCCAAGTATAATTTATGAGGTTGCAAAAAGTTATAATAATTCCTTTATTTTATGTGAAGTAAATGATATTGGGGATCAAGTGGCAAGTATACTTCAATATGATTTAGAATATGACAATATATTGATGTGTTCTATGAGAGGTAGAGCAGGACAAATTGTTGGACAAGGATTTTCTGGTAAAAAAACCCAATTGGGAGTAAAAATGTCCAAAACCGTTAAAAAGGTTGGATGTCTTAATCTCAAAACAATGATTGAGGAAAATAAATTACTTTTAAATGATTATGATATCATTAGTGAACTTACAACTTTTATTCAAAAAAACAATTCTTTTGAAGCAGAAGATGGTTGTAATGATGACCTTGCAATGTGCTTGGTCATTTATTCTTGGTTGGTTGTTCAAGATTACTTTAAAGAATTAACAAATCAAGATGTAAGAAAAAAATTATATGAAGAACATGAAGAACAATTAGAGCAGGATATGTCACCATTTGGATTTATTGTTGATGGATTAAATGATCAATCGTCATTTGTCGATTCTTCTGGTGACAGATGGCATACAGATGAATATGGCGACCTATCTCATATGTGGGATTACATGTCGTAATGGAATTAGATAAACAAATAAGATTAAGTCATTTATTACTCAATGATAGAAAATGTAGATCATGTAAGGAGACAAAAAATTTAACCGATGATTTTTATCGAACTCGTAAAGATAGGGGTCCTGTTGCATCTTCATACTCTTATGAATGTAAAGAATGTGCGGTAAATAGAATAAGTAAAAAAAGAAAAAATAAAGAATCTTCTACTGATTGGCAATATCCTGATTGGTAATGTGTTCACGTCCCATTTCCCCGATGTAAAGTATGTTTTTAATAAATAATTTTTAGATAAACTGAGATTACGGAGAAAAACATGGCGACTCCTCAATTATCTCCTGGTGTACTAACTAGAGAAGTTGATTTAACGGTCGGGAGAGCTGAAAACGTATTAGACAATATTGGTGCTATTGCTGGACCTTTTGTTAAGGGTCCTGTAAATGAACCAGTTACGATTGCTACTGAGCAGCAATTACTCAATACGTTTGGAAAACCATCTTCCAAGAATAATCAATACGAGTATTGGATGTCAGCATCCTCATACCTATCTTATGGTGGTGTCCTTAAAGTTGTTAGATCGGATAATGACAACTTATTAAACGCTAATTGTGGTATTGGTTCAACTTCAACCTCAATAAAAATTACAAACTACGACCAATATACAAATCTTGTAGAAGGTGGTGGAGTAAATTTTTATTATGCAGCCAAAAATCCTGGTACTTGGGCAAATGACTTAAAAATTTGTGTCATTGATGATTTTGCAGACCAAATTATTAGTGTTGCAACAACTTCATTATCTGGATTTGGGGCAACAGTTGGGTATGGCGTTACGGTAAATATTGCAGGTACAGTTATTCCAGACCCATCTACTGGAGTAACCTCAGTTTTTGATGGATATTTAAAGGCAATTATTACTGATGTTGTTGATAACACAACACCTGGAAAAAGTGCCCTAACTGTTAAGATGGTTTCAAGAGTTTCTGCGGCAGGAACAGAAACTCCAGTTTCATATACTAAAAATAGTAGCTATGCTTCTATTAAAATAGGAAATCGTTTAACAATTGTTGATGATTCTTCCACTAATGTTTCTCCAGAAGATTCTATTGATTCTATTGGAATTACAACTTCATCTGCAATTAATGGACAACAGAATGAAGTTTATACTGGAGTTGGTGGAACAACTGCTGGATCTGGTAGTGGTGCTCAATTTACAATTACAAGAAATTCCACTAATGGAGATATTTTATCAGCAGTAGTAACAAATTCTGGTCAAGGATATGCTTCTGGAAACACAATTTCTATTGCGGGAACTTCAATAGGTGGATTCAATCTCTCACAAGGAAAAATAAAATCTGTTTCTACTCTTGTTTCTACAGCAATAACTGCTCAAGCAAATACAAGTTATTTTATTGTTGCAGGTGTAAGTACAGTAGGTACTGGAGCATCATTTACAATTGATAGAAATAACGTTGGTGGAATTGGTACTGTAACACTTTACAATCCTGGATCAAATTATGCGGTTGGTACTAATATTATTATTGATGGTACTAAAATTGGGGGATTAACCTCAACCAATGACCTCGTTTTAAGAGTTGGTTCTTTGAGAGATGATAAAGCAGTATTAACAATTTCTTCAACCAAATCCCGTCTCGAAGTAACAGAATCTATTGACTGGTATAATACCAGAACCCTTGGATTAGATAATTCTACTGTATATTGGTCATCAATTGCACCAAAACCAACCACAACAAGTTATACATCACAAAGAAATGGATCAAATGATGCATTTCATATTGTAGTTGTTGATGATAATGGAACAATAACTGGGGTTCAAGGATCCATTCTTGAAAAACATATTGGATTATCAAAAGCATCAGATGCTATTTCGGAGATTAATTCTCCACAAAAAATCTGGTATAAGCAATATCTTTCAGATTTTTCTCCAAATATCTATGCAGGATCAAATCAATCTATTGGTGATGATACTTTTTGGGGAACTGTTACAGTCGCTCCATCTTTTGAACCTGGAACATTTGTTCCAACTTCATCCACTTGGGATCAATCTGCAGTAGGTACAATTTTCTCTTCTATTGGTAATGTTACATACACATTAAATAATGGAAATGATTATGGTGATAATGGATCAATGGAAATTTCCTTGGGATCTATTATTTCTTCATACGACCACTTTGCAAACAGAGATTTGGTTTCTCTGGATTATTTAATCATGGGTCCTGGTTTAGATACCATTTCAGATTCTCAAGCCAAGGCAAACAATTTGATTGCAATGGCCCAACAGAGAAAAGATTGCCTTGCAGTAATTTCTCCACATAGAGCGTCTGTTATTGATATTCCAAATTCTGAAACTCAAACATCTAATATAATCGAATTCTATAGTCCCCTCCAATCATCTTCATACGCAATATTTGATAGTGGATATAAGTATACTTATGATAGATTTAATAATGTATTCAGATATATTCCATGTAATGGAGACATTGCTGGTTTAATCTGTAGAGTTAATTTGGATTTCTATCCATGGTACTCTCCAGGTGGTCAGCAAAGAGGTAGAATTAGAAATGCAATTAAACTTGCATATAATCCTACAAAATCTCAAAGAGATGCTATCTATTCATCCAGAATTAATCCAATTATCGATCAATCAGGTGCTGGGATTATTCTTTATGGTGATAAAACTGCATTAGCATATGCTTCCGCATTTGATAGGATTAATGTTCGCAGATTGTTCCTCACAATTGAACAAGCACTTGAAAGAGCAGCTCAAGCACAACTTTTTGAATTTAACGACCAAATCACAAGAGCAAACTTTGTAAATATCGTTGACCCATATCTTCGTGATGTTCAAGCAAAAAGAGGTGTTTTTGATTATCTTGTTATTTGTGACGAAACAAATAACACTCCAGATACTATTGATAATAATGAATTTAGAGCTGATATCTTCTTGAAACCAACCAAATCTATCAACTACATCACTCTAACTTTTGTTGCTACTCGCACTGGGGTTAATTTTGAAGAAGTTGCTGGTAGAGTTTAATTTATTTAATTAAAAAAAGGAGGAACCCAAAATGGCACAAAGAAGTATCAAAACCATTACAGATTTTAAAGCAAAGCTTCAAGGCGGCGCAGCAAGACCCAATTTATTTGAAGTATCAATTCCAACATTCCCAGACGCTGTTAAAGATGGATGGGATGATGAAACTTTCAATTTTCTTTGCAAATCTGCTGCTTTACCTGCATCAAACATTGCACCAATTGATGTCCCTTTCAGAGGTCGTATTTTAAAAGTTGCTGGAGACAGAACTTTTGATACTTGGACAGTTACTGTTATTAATGATGAAGACTTTAAACTCAGATCTTCATTTGAAAGATGGATGAATACAATGAACAAACTTGATAATAGTACTGGTGCAACAAATCCAGGATCATATATGGTCGATGCATATGTGCATCAACTAGGAAGAGGCGCTTCAAGATTTTCTACAAATAACACCAGCAATCCAACTTTAAATTCATTGAGAACTTATAAGTTCTATTCTATTTTTCCAACTAATGTATCCCAAATTGATCTTTCATATGATACATCAGATACTATTGAAGAATATACAGTTGAATTTCAAGTTCAATGGTGGCAAACTATGGGCGATGATCAAACTGGCATTGAAATTAGTTGATAAATAGTGCATACATTAAATTACACTTAAATAATGGCAGGCTCAAAATTATTTGGTTTTTCGATTGATGATAAAGAAAAATTAGCGCCCACTGCTTTATCCCCCGTCCCCGAGAATAACGAGGATGGGGCTGATTACTATTTGACTAGTGGATTTTTTGGATCCTATGTTGATATTGAAGGTGTATATAGAACAGAATATGATTTAATTAGAAGATATAGAGAAATGGCACTGCATCCAGAAGTAGATGGTGCCATTGAAGATATTGTAAACGAAGCAATTGTATCCGATACAAATGATACTCCAGTATCAATTGAATTATCAAACTTAAATGCTAGCGATGGACTTAAGAAAAGAATTAGAGAAGAATTCAAGCATATATTAGATCTTTTAGATTTCAATAAAAAATCTCACGAAATTTATAGAAATTGGTATATTGATGGAAGATTATATTATCATAAAGTAATTGATCTAAAAAATCCTCATGAAGGAATTTTAGAATTAAGATATATTGACGCAATGAAGATGCGTTATGTTCGTCATCAAAAACAAACTGAAAAGGATAGACTGCGAAATAGACTTTCCAATATAAACAATGACGATCCAATGCAATATGAATTCCCACAAATTGAGGAATATTTTGTATATAATCCAAAAATGACATATCCAACCACTAACCCATCTTCAATGGGTGGTACTGGTGGAGTTAAATTTACAAAAGATTCAGTAGTATATTGCACTTCAGGACTAGTAGATAGAAATAAAGGATCAACTCTTTCATATCTTCACAAAGCAATCAAGTCTCTTAATCAACTAAGAATGATTGAGGATAGTCTTGTTATCTACAGACTTTCTCGCGCACCAGAAAGAAGAATTTTCTACATTGATGTTGGTAATCTTCCTAAAGTTAAGGCAGAGC